GTGTGGGTGTTGAGATATTTTTTTACCCGCCAGGATTTTCCCTTTAGCTTTTGATGCTGGAGGGGTATTGTAATCCTATAACTTAGTGGGGGTTTTGAACTAAGGAGGATCACACATTCATAATTTTTAAAAAAATTTTAGGAAAAAATTTTTAGCTAATAACCAATGTTTAAATTTAATTCTTAACTTTGCTAAATATTAATCTGAAATATCTATGGAATTAAATGCTCATCTTATTCAAGAATTAAAGTTAAAAAGTCCTACTGATTTAAAGGATAATCTTCCTTTATACCCTACAGTTAGAAGGGTAGAAGAAGGTAAGAGTATTGTGTTTAAGACTTTAGTAAGAAAAAGACATGAAGGAATTTACTATTTGATTCCTATGGAATTTAAAGCAGACACTGAAGCTAAGGCTATACATGGATTACACTCTAGTGTGTATAAATATTTGATGGTAGGAGTGCATAATTTCTTAGATATTAAGGATGAAGATCAGACTAATGAAGTAATAAGACTTAAAAATAATTAAGATATGGAAGCTACATTTTTAGAAGAAGAAGGAAGAGCAAATACAGCTACACATGCTGTATTTTGTGGAGCTACTTTAAGGACTATTTGGGTTACTAGAAGAAGAATTGAATTATTCAAAGCTATAATAGCTGAAGGAGGGGATCCTCATACTCTTGACTATAAACTTAGAGTAGATATAGAGAATAATTTAAGAGCTGAAGCTATAAATAAGTTTCCTTTAAACAATGACTATAGAGTTAGGATTGTAGAAGATGACTTACTAACTCCTGTAAGTATTATTGGAGAAGAAGCAAGTGTAATAGTATCAAAAAAATAATATGAAAATAATTCAAAAGGGAATTTTAGGATTAAGAGGAGCAGAGTATTATACTTATCACTTAAGTATAATCAATCCTTTTTTACCTGTAGAACTGACTCCAAAAGAGAGAGAAGTTCTTGGGACATTTATGGCTTTCAAAGGAGAGCTAGCTGAGAAAGATAGATTTGGTACTACATTTAGAAAGGAAGTAAAGAAGATGCTATCCATGTCTGATGGTGGGCTATCTAATCACCTTTCTTCTCTTAGGAGTAAAGGTGCAATTAGAGAAAATTTGAAAGGGATCTTGGAAATTATAGAGATACTTTTACCAGAAGAAAAACAACAAAATTATCAGTTTAAAATAGTACAAGAATCATGAGATTGCAACATGCTGATTTAGTAGAGGAATATTATGAGTCTATAAAAGATAAGTATCCTAACTTGACATTAAAACAGTGTAATGAAATTGTATCTGCTTCTTTTATAGAAGCAAGAAAAGGAATTGAATCAGGAGAATTTCCTACTATTAGATTAAAGTATTTTGGTACTTTTGTAGCTTATCCTAAGAGAGTGGCTTCAATATTAAAAGGGTATGAAGTAATGTTTAAAGAACATAGGATCACTCCTTTTAATTTTTTTAAAAAGAAAGAAATGTTAGAAAAATATCTAAATAAGTTTAAAGATGAAAAAAATAAGAAACTTAAGTTGGAGTAATATAAAGGCATACATACAAGGACACCTTAGAGAAAAGCTATACTACAGTCAAAAGTGGAATTGGCTAATGCCTTTGCATATTTATGAACAAATTAGTTATAGGTTATTTGTAATGAATCCTGAATGTTACTCTAATGGAGAATGTGTGCACTGTGGCTGCACAACTCCTGCTCTTCAAATGGCTAACAAGACTTGTGAAGGGTTATGTTATCCTATTATGTTAGATGCAACAGATTGGCACATTTATAAAAGAGAGTATAATATTGAATTTAGATACTGGAATTCTTCTAAACCAAGAGAGTTTGAATTAAGAATTTCTCATCATAAAAATAAGTAGTATGGAAGATTGGGACAAAGTAATTCATGATTTTGGAACTATTAAAGCAGGGGCTAAAGTTAAATGTGCTTTTAAGTTTATTTCTAAAGATAAAGAAATAGTGAATCTTTTTACTACTTGTGGCTGTACAAAAGCTGAGTATAATAAAAAGAAGAAAACTGTAGAAGTGGTTTATACTAGTAAAGGTTTTCCTCCTCAAGTCACTGCTCCTGTACAATATGTGTCTCAATACATTCATGTAAATTATACAGATGGCACTACAGAAGTGTTAAGTTTAAAAGGTAAAAAAATAAGAAGATGAAAACAACAATTACAGATTATCTGAGGTTAGCAAAGGCTACCCCTACAGTAGAAAAAGAATTTGAATATTTTAAAGAGCATATCTTTAATAGGACTTTAGTATGGGAAGGAGTTCCTAATCCTAAGACAGGAGGAAACTTACATAATGTAAAAGGAGACTCTGGAGGTTGGACTTTATGGGGGATTGCATACAATCATAATTCAGGTATGTTTAAAAGCTTTGATGATTTTAAAGATACTACTTATGAAGAAGCTGCAGCTTTAGCTTACACTAAGTACTACAGAGCTATCAATGCTTTTATCCTTCCTTTAGAAGCTAGGCTTATGTACTTTGATATGGCTTATAATATGGGACCTTTAAGAGCTATCAAAATTATGCAAAAGTGTGCAGGAGTAGAAGGTGATGGAATCATTGGGCCTGCAACTAGAGAGAAAATGCAGTATGTAACTGAAGAATGTTTATACAATGCTAGAAACACTTTCTACAATAATTTGGTAAAAGTAAATAAGACTTTAGGTAAGTTTTTAAAAGGGTGGTTAAACAGATCAACTGCAATTTTTAAAGTATGATAGTAACTGAAAGTTTAGAAATACCTATTTATGGCAGAAGATTACACATTATTATTTCAGGAGATTTTATTAAAGATTATCCTGAAATAAATAAAAAGTTTAATCAAGAGTTTACTCAAGAAGATAATGTATTAGGAATGTCCCAAGGAAGGACTGGACACTCTTTAATAATTATTAATGTAGGTAGACACAGGACAAATTTTCCAAAGACTAAAGTTGAGATTGAAATTGCAGACACTATTGGACATGAATGTGTACATACTTGTAATAGGTTGTTTAGCAATATAGGGGCTACATTAGACCAGGATAATGATGAGCCTCAAGCTTACTTAGTAGGTTGGTTAATTAAACAAGTTACAAAAAATTATCTAAAATTTAAAGCACAAGAGGATGTCAAAAAAATATAGAATGTACATTGGAAGTTACTTAGTTAGCTTTCAAATAGGAGTAAACATCATTGGTTTACCTGATTTTCATTACCACACAAAAATAGTTTCTAAGTCTGTTACAGAAGTAGATGCTAAAAAACAAGGATTATTATGAGTTTATTATTTACAGTAGAGAGCAAAGTAGTTTCTCCAACAACAGAAAGCCTTCTTATTTTTCCATTTAGAGATATATGGGAAAGAGATGATTCTAAGGATAAAAGATATGCTATAGAAGACTTATCTTACATTGAGTTCATGGCTTCTATACAAAAATCTAATCCTTACTCAGGGTATCCGGAGCATGAAAGACCTAATAAGATTATTAAAGATATAATCACTAGAGCTGAATGGGACCAGAATGACCAATTACTTCTTGCTGGAATAGACAAGTTGAAACAGTTTCAAGCAGAAGCTTCAGTGACTTATAATTATTACATGGCTGCCAAGAGTGCAGCAGAAAAAATGCAGTTGTTTTTTACTACATTTAGTATGTCTGATGTAAACTTAAGAACAGGTGCTCCAATCTTTAAACCTAAAGATATTACTTCAGCTTTAAATGATACTTCTAGAGTACTTGAAAACCTTAATACTCTTAGAGAAAAAGTTGATAATGAGATATTTGAGGAAGTTAAAAAGAAAGGACAAAAAATAGTAAGTCCATTTGCAGACCCAAGTAGTTTAAAATAATTGTTTATCTTTACATTAAAATTAATACCAATGGCAGACTTAGAAAAAATATTAGGAGGAGGAAATAAAACTATGCCAGTTAAAGGCACAGGTAGAGTATCAATAGCTCAGCTTTTATTTAAAGCTAGAACAGATGCTCATTTAACTCATTTAAAACAAGCTGATAAAACTTTAGCTAGACATAATGCTATGTCAATGTTTTATGAAGGAATAGTAGATTTAGTAGATGGTTACATAGAATCTTCTATGGGAATTGTACCTGGATTTAGTATAGATACAGTACCTGCTTCTGCAGTTATTGCTGACCCTGTAGCTTATTTTAAAGACTTGTATAATCAAATTGAAAATAGTAGAACAGATATTAAAGAGTCTTTTTTACAGAATCAAGTAGATACTGTGCAAGAACTTATTGCTAATACTCTTTACAAATTACAATTTATATCTGAGTAATATATGAGCCAATTAAACTCAGTAAGAAACCCTGATGGGATTTGGATTAATACAGAAGTATTCAGAGAAGAAGCTAGAAAGTTTCAGAAGTATGGTGCATACTGTCTAGATCCTTGGGGCTCTCCTGATTGGTTTAGTTATTGGCAAGAACAAAGAAATAGGATTATTAATGGTTACTCTGTAGGTGGGGTAAAGGTTACAGGGGACCATTATTTCTATTTAAACTTTTGTCCTATTTTAAAAGTAGAAGATACTACTTCTAAAAAATCTTCTAAGATTACTGATTTTCCTGACTTTTGGGATGGAGATTACAATTATTTTTGGGCAAGAGAAATTGCCTTTAATGGTATTGTTGATGGTTTAGGAGTACAGACAGAATTTGAAGAAACTTGCAGAGTCTATGCTAAGACTAGCACTGAAGCTGAGGCTCAGAAAAAAGCCTTAGAAGAATTGTTTAAAGGTCTTCAATTAGAGGTTAGGATAGAAGGAGACTATTTAAAAGGAGGGTATAATCTTATTGTAGGTAAATCCAGAAGGAAGGGTTACTCTTATAAGAATGCTGCTATTGCTGTTAAGAATTACTTGTGCTATCCTAGAGCTCTTACCATTTTTGCTGCTTATGAAAAGAAATTCCTTTATCCTAAAGGGATTTATACAATGGCATCTAACTATTTGAACTTTATCAATGCTAATACAGCTTGGGTTTATCCTAAAGATGTTGTAGATAAAATGGATCACGTTAAGGCTTCTACTATTGAATATAGAAATGGGGTAAAAGTTGAGACAGGTTTCTTATCAGAAATCATGGCTTTAACCTTTAAAGATAATGCAGATGCTGCAAGGGGTAAAGATGCTAGAGATGTAATCTTTGAAGAATCTGGAGCCTTTGGTACTCCAGGTCTTTTAAAGTCTTCTTACAAAGCAACTGAAGACTGTGTAATGGCAGGGGACATTAAAACAGGTATGATTACTGTGTTTGGTACTTCAGGAGATATGGAAGGAGGTACTGCAGATTACTCTGAGATGCACTCTAATCCTCTTAGGTTTGGTATGATGCCATTTCAAAACATTTGGGATGAAGATTCCTCTGATATGAAGTGTGGTTTCTTCCATCCTATTAACTGGAATATGGAAGGTTACTATGATATTCAAGGTAACTCAGATAGAGAAGGAGCCAAGCAAGTAGAGCTTGCCAATAGAAAAGTATTATTAGATAATGGAGCTACTTCTGCTGATATTCAACAGAGGATGCAAGAGAAACCATTGGGTCCTTTTGAAGCCTTTGGTATGGTTTCTACAAATAACTTCCCTGTTCTTGAACTTAAAAGACAACTAGAGATTGTCAAAGCTAAGAACTTGCACATGATTATGGGCACTCCTGTTAAGTTATTCTATGACTATGAACACAAAAAAGTTAAAGCAGAGCCTATTCTTGATGGCACTGCCAATGTAATATACAGACAAAAACCAGACAACACCTCTCTAGAAGGATGCCCTGTTATTTATGAGTACCCTGCTGAGGTTCCTCAAAGGGGTGCTTATAAGATAGGGTATGACCCTTACAGACAAGCACAAGGAACTTCCTTAGCTGCAATACTAGTTTACAAGTCTGTAATTATTGGAGAAAGAACTAAGAGAATAATTGTAGCAGAATATGTGGGAAGACCTGGAGAAGCAGATGATGTAAACTACATTGGTAGGTTATTTGCTGAGCTTTACAATACTACTATCATGCATGAGAATGAGGTAACCCATGTAAAAGATTACTTCAGAAGAAGAAAACAATTACATTACCTTGCCTATCAACCTGATGAAGTTATCAAAAAGAATGTAAAGAATTCTAGGGTAAACAGGTTATATGGATGCCACATGAATGACCAACTTAAAGATGCAGGAGAAAAATATATTAAATCTTGGCTACTTGATGTACAAGATTTTGATGATGAAGGTTTTCCAATCAGAGCTTTAGACCAAATTTATTCTATTGGATTGTTGGAAGAACTAATTGGCTATAATAGAAAAGGAAATTTTGACAGAGTTATGGCTCTTATGCAAGTAATGTTTCAAGACCAGGAAGACTTACATGGTAAAGAATATGAGCCTAAATCTAAGGGAAATGCTAAAGCAAAACAGCTTTTAGATTTAATGGGAAGTATGTATCAGAAAAATAACAATAAAAACTTAGCCAAACAATTAAATTAATTATTACTTTTGTAGATACTTTTATCCTAATAAAAAATGAATCAACCAGTTATACCATCAAAATCTTACTCTACTGAGAGACTCAGTAAGAGAGAAAAAGAAGAACATAATTTTCTTTGGTACAGAGAAAAGATTGACATGTATGATACTAAAGCCAATTTTTTATCTATTGGTTATGGGGGAGTCAATGAATATAAAAGGATGAGAGTAAACTATGATTTGTTTAATAATATAGTTGATTTATCTGACTTTGCTTATGTAGCTACTCCTTATGGTGCAGACCAAGGAGAGATGCCAGCTCAAATGGTAAACAGAGATATCTGTTCTTATAGAGTAAAAGCTTTGATTGGTATGGAAATGAAAAGACCTTTTGGGTACAGAATCATTGCTACTAATAAAGAAGCTTCTAATAGAAAGGTAGAAGAAGAAACTAATAGAATTAAAGAGTATGTAGTTCAATCTATAATGGCTCCTATTAGACAACAAAAGGAAGCTGAGTACCAAGCTCAAATGAAAGGGAGAGAGCTTACTGAACAAGAGATGCAACAAATTCAGCAACAAATGGAAGCTGAAATAGAGCAGTTAACTCCTGATAAAGTAAGAGCTTATATGAAGAGAGACCACAGAGATCCTGCTGAGGTACAAGGACAACAGTTATTAAATTCTCTAATTAAGAAATTAGATGTAAGAAAGAAATTTAATAATGGTTGGAAACATGGTCTTATCTCTGCCTATGAAGTTTATTGGTTAGGAATTGTTAATGGAGAGCCTGCAATGAAAGTTGTAAATCCTGTTAGATTTTCTTGTGATAAAGCTTCAGACCTTGACTACATAGAACAAGGTGAATGGGCTGCAGCAGAATACAGAATGCATCCTTCTCAAATTGTACAAGTCTTTGACCTTACTGATAAAGAAATAGATACTGTTTGGAAAAACTATAATCACCACATTACTCAGAGAGTACATGACAATTTATTTAATTTTGATGAGTACCTAACTTATGAAGATAAAAACTCAATTAGAGTTCTTCACTGTGTATTCAAAGGATTAAGAAAAGTAGGTTGGTTAGATTACCTTGATGAAGATGGGGTTCTTCAAACTAAATTTATGGTAGATGAATCTTATAGACTTAATAAAGATATAGGAGACATTAAAATAGAGTGGGAATGGATTCCTGAAGTTTATGAAGGTTATAAAATAGGTACTTCTATCTATAAAGAAATGAGACCTGTTCCAGGACAGTTTAAAGATCCGGATAACATTTATAAATGTAATTTACCTTACTATGGTGCTATCTATGATAATACCAATTCTCAGCCTACATCTGTAATGGATAGAATGAAAGTGTATCAATACTATTACAACATAGTAATGTATAGACTTGAGTTACTATTAGCTTCAGATAAAGGAAAGAAAATATTAATGAACATTAATGCTATTCCTACTGATTCAGGAATAGATTTAGCTAAATGGCAATACTTTTTTGAGTCTACTCCTTTTATGTGGTACAACCCTGATGAAGAAGGAATGAACCAAAGTGATGTAAATACTATTGCTAAGACCTTAGACCTTTCATTAGCTTCTGATATTCAGAAGTATATAGGACTTGCTGACTACTTAGAACAGAAATGTGGTAAGTCTGTAGGTATCACTGACCCTGTTTTAGGGCAGACTTCAGTATCTGAAAGAGTTACAAACAACCAACAAAATCTAGTACAGACTTCACACATGTTGGAGCCTTATTTTGATTTACATAATACTATTAAAAAGAATGTCCTTCAAGGATTACTTGATTTAGCCAAGGTAGCCTACTCTACTTCTGACAAGAAATTTATTACTTATGTATTAGATGATATGTCTTTAGAGTTATTACAGATGGATGTTAACCTATTAGATCAAAGTACATTAGGTTTATTTATGGAAGACTCTTCTATGTCAGAAGAAATCAAACAGACTATTCAACAACTTGCCCATGCTGCTATGCAAAATCAAAAAATTGAATTATCTGATGTTCTTAAAGTTATTAAACAAGATTCTATACAAGAAGCTGAAGAAGCCTTATTAGTGTCTGAAGAATTAAGAGCTGAAAGAGAACAAGCTAATGCACAGGCTCAAGAAAAAGCTAAAGCAGATATGCAACAAAAACAGATGGATTGGGAAAGAGAGAAAATACAAATAGAACATGATAATACTATTGCAGAGATAGATGCTAAAGGTAATTGGGATATTCAGAAACAAGCTATGCTTTCTATGGGCTTTGACCCTAATAAAGATCAAGATGAAGATGGAGTTCCTGATGTACTTGAAGTAGCAAGATATGGAGTTGATGCTGAAATTCAAAGGTCAAAAGAAGCTAGAGAGAATAGAAAATTAGACTTTGAGATAGCTGATGCTAAAGAGAAAAACAGATTAAAAGAGAAAGAGATAGCTAAAAAATCAGCTAGCTCTAAATAAAAGCTATTACATTCTAAATAAAAAGTTTTTATTTTTAAATGTAATATATTAAACAACAATAATTAAATTTGTCACAATTATGAGTGGAACAGAGCAAACCATTGATCAATTTGGAGGTTGGGAACAAGCTTCTCAACAACATGATTTTTTTGGAGAAACTAATTTAGTAGATGAGGTTATTACTACAGTAGAGAAAGATGATGTAGTAGACCCTGCTAAAGCAGAAGCTGAAAAAGAAGCAAAAATTAAAGAGGAAGAAGAAGAAAAATTACTAGATGAACAGTTCAAAGAATTTTCTGCTAGTAAAACAACTTCAACTGAAGAAGAGCCTAACAAAGAAGGCAACACTAAATCAGTAGCAACTAATGTAAGTCCTAAGACTACTTTAGCTTTTTTGAAAGAGAAAGGTCTTGTAGATTATGAGTTAGAAGAAGGAGCTGAATTAACTGATGAAGAGGCTGAGAATATCTTAGAAGATTCTTGGGAGGCTTCTTTAGAAAAAGAGTTAGAAGCTACTATTAAAGACTTACCTGATGAGTTAAAGCAACTTATTAAGTTTGCCAATAAAGGAGGAGATGTAGGAGAATTGTTAGGTAAAATGGTTCAACATGCAACTTCAGGTCTTAATAAAAGTAGTGATATAAACAATGAAGATGTTCAAGTTCTTGCAGTCACTATGGATTTAAGAGCACAAGGGCATGACCAAGAGTATATTGATGCTCAGATTGAGTTCTTAAAAGAGAAAGACAAACTTGAAGGAATAGCTAAAAAATCTTTTGATAAGATTGTAGCTGCTCAAGAAGAGGAAGCTTCTCAAGAAGTAGAGAAACAAAAGCAATTTGCAGAAAGCAGAAAGAAAGCTGCTAGAGAGTATAAAACAAACATTACTACTCATATTAATAGTTTGGAAGAAGCTGGAGGATTACCTTTATCTAAACAAGATAAAACTGTTCTTCCTACTTATATTTCAGAACCAACTGTAGAATTACAAGATGGTAGAGTAGTAAGTGAGATGCAAGCAGATTTGTTTAAAGTAATGGCTGATAAAGATAAGATTGTCTTATTAGCTAAACTCTTAAAAACAGATTTTGACTTTAGTGCTATAGAAAGAAAGAAACAAACTCAGGCAGCTAGAGGAATTAAAGAAGAAATTCAAAGGGCAGATAAAACTGTCAGAGTAGGAAATAGTGGAGGAAATAGTTCCTCTGTAAAAAGAAACCTAGCAGATTTGTTAGGAGATTAAATAATTATTAACTAAAACTAAATTAAAAATGGCTACATTAGGAAGCAAGCTTCTTGTAAAAGAAATGGAGTGGAATGCCAACATGACAGAACAGTCTCATTTAGGAGCTGCTCTTATTGCAAAACCACACCGTATTTTAGGAGAAATGGACAAATTGTTCTCAGCTCAGAATTACTATTCTGATAATCCAATGTCTTCTTTATTAATGGGTAACTCTAAAACAGAGGAAACTATTGGTAATACAGAATGGGAATGGGAATTAAAAGGTGCAAACACTAGACCTCTAGTTGTTGTAGAAAATGTTGAAGCTGTGGGTAATACTACTCCAGGTAAATTCAAAAAAACATTTAAAATTAAACTTGATGAGAACTGGTATTTACCAGGGGATGTTCTTAGCCCAGGTACTTCTAACAAGAAATACCAAGTAAGAATCCAAAATCAAGGTGTTAAAGATGGAGACGGAACTGTCTATGTTGTAAGAATGAATTCAGATGATCCACAAGCTTTTATGCCTGTGAAATATTTGAAACCAGGTCAACAATGGGGTAAATTATTCTCTCAATATGAAGAGGCTGCAGAACAATCAGGTTCAACTGTATTCAGTTTACCTATTGCTTTCAGAAACAGAATGTCTAAATACCGTAAAGAATACAGAATTACTGACTATGCTTCTACTGAAGTTTTAGTTGTAGCTATTCCTGATTCTAAAGGTGCTTATCATAATTCATGGATGCGTTATGCTGAAGTAGAGTTTTGGCAACAATGGTATAGAGAAGTAGAAAGAGGATATTGGTATTCAAGATCTGCTGATACTGTATTAGGTGCTAATGGTAGACCTGTAAGAATGGGTCCTGGTATTCAAGAGCAATTAGAAGATTCTCATATCCACAGATATTCTCAATTATCTGCTAAGTTAATTGAAGAGTATTTACAAGATATCTTCTACTCAAGAGTTAAACCAGGTCAAGGAAGACAAGTTAAAGGATTTACAGGAGAGTATGGTATGTTACAATTCCATAGAGCTATCCAAGATTGGCAAAATAAATCAGGTTTCATTAAAAATGTTGAAATGTATACTAACAAAGTTACAAGTTCAGTTCACACTAATGCATTGGAAGCTGGTTACCAATTTGTAAAATATAACATGGCTAATGGTGCTAGTTTAGAGTTAATCCACAATCCTCTTTATGATGATAGAGAATTAAACTTTGAAATTGATGAGGTAACTGGATTCCCAGTAGAGTCTCAAAGAATCACTTTCTTAGATTTCTCAGGAGAAGCTAAAAATTCTAACATCAAAATCATGAACAAGAAAGATGGTTTTGCATTCACTTATGTTGAAGGTATGTATGGTCCTTATGGTCCTAAAAATGGAGGTAGCTCTGCTCACTCTGGTTCATATTATGAAATGCATGTTGAGAAGTCTTGTGGTATCCATATCCATGACATCACTAAGTGTGGAGAATTAATCTTATCTCGTAACTAAGATGAAAGTTTGTAAACCTAAGGCAGGAGGTATGAAACCAAAGCCAAGGCCAAAAAAATAATATTGTATATTCTACTAACAAGCTCCTGTAACAGGGAGCTTTTGGTGGTAAAAGAAATAACTAAATTTTTATTATTATGGCAAAAAAAGTAAAAGATGATGGTAAGATGAAAGGATCTCCTAATCTTCCAAGCAGACCCCCTGTTACTCCTCCTCACATTAAAAGTCAGTTAGAGAAGGCTACAGAAGCAAAAGCTTATGCTGGCATTTTAAAAAGTGGAATGTCTAAAAAATAAGCAGTAATTAACAAGTTCATTAATTTAAAGAGAAAAAAATTATGTCAGTAAAAGTAGAGGTAAGACCTATTGAGTCAAAAAGATGGCACAACAAAACAGGTCCAGAGTCTTTCACAAGACCAAAGAAAATCCAAGCCTTAATAGACAGTAGTACAATGAAGTATGCTACAGGATTAAGTGATGAAGATGTAAAAGCATTGATTAAGAAAGGAGTTAAATATGATTTATCAGATCATTTTGTAGAAGGTACTCCACATGCTTTTTGGGATTCTAGTATGGCTGTAATCAAATTAGAAAACAATACAATGTTTTTTGATATGGATAATGCCTTAGAGTTTATCAAAGTAAGAGTAATGAAAGCAAGTAAGTTTGTAGCTAATTCATTAGCAGAATATGAACAAGGTATTTGGCCAGAAGCTACTCATGTTATCTTTGATGAAGCAGAACAAGCTCAAGTATTAGCTTCTAAAGTAGAAGAAAAGAACAGAGCTATTATTGAAGCTTCTAAATTAAGTTTAGAAAGAAAGGTTCAATTAATCCTAGTATTAGGAGGTAAGAATATGAAAAATCAATCTGCAGACTTTGTAGCTGTAGAGTTGGATAAAATTATTACAAAGAGTCCATCTGACTTTTTAAGATTCTTGAATATGGATAAGAAACAAGTAGCAGCTCATGCTTTAGTTTTAGAAGCTCTTCAAAAATCAGTATTAAGAAAAGAAGGTCAAAGAATATTCCACATGGATTCTCCATTAGGAATTGATGAAATTGAAGTTGCTGAATATCTTTCAAAAGAAGAGAATCAGGACATTAAGCTTTTAATATTGTCTAAAATTAACAACTAAGAGTAATGACAACTAGGGAGATGCACTATGACTTCAAAAGGAAGTTTAATAAAGTTGATAGCCAAAAGAACAGAAACTTTCTTGTTCCAGAAATTGACTTGCTTTTAAATGAAGCTGCAGAACTTTTTGTAAAAAGAGTTGCTACTCCTAAAGCTCAAAATGGTCTTGGATTTGAATCTAGTCAGAGAATAATTGAAGACATTAGAACTATAGTTGTTCCTGGTTCTTGGTTACCAGTTACAAATAACTTGATAGCATTACCTTCTGATTACTTATATTTTGTAAGAGGTAGAGTAAGGCTTTCAAAAAATAATTGCAAATCTCAAGAAGGTGTTCTTTATATCAGAGAACACAGAGATTTGTTTGAAGAAAGTTCTTTTTATAATGGAAACTTTGAATGGAGAGAAGTTAATGGAGTTTACAATAATCAAGGTATTCAATCTTTTACAGATGGTACTTTTACTATTGATGAAGCAAAATTAACTTATATCAGAAAGTGGCCTTATTTCCATAATGCCCAAGACTTTACAGGAGGTTCTTATCAGAACTTAAGTGGAGTTGCCTTAACAGGTACTGTACAATGTGAATTACCTGAACATGTTCATAGAGAAATTGTAGATATAGCAGTGATGCTAGCAGCAAGTGAAGTGCAAACTTCAGACTTACAAGTTAAAATAGGTAAGTTAGGTTTAAATCAAATTGTTTAACTAAAAATTAAAAAGTCATGAGTAATCGTAACAATGATGTTTTTAGAGTATTACCTGTAACAAGTACTACTCTTTTACCTACAACTGCAGGAAACTCTGTAGAAACTTTAGCTGTAGGTCAATTAGGTATTTTTGATGCTGCTACAAATGCAGCAGTAAATGCTTCCACTTCTCCTCTACCAAAAGAATTTTTCTTTGCAGTAGGTGTGGATAAAAATGGAGATAGTGTAGTTGATGACTACAGATTTTCTGCAGGTCAGAAAATTCAAAAAGGAAATATTGTAGGCTACACTGAGAAAGCTTATAATGCAGGAGCTCCTATGATTGTAACTGTAGGTAACTACAAGACTCAATGTGAAACTGAGTATGGTATTAGAGTAGAATTCCGTAATTCTAGAATTAGTAGAATCCAAGGATTCAATCAATTCAGTAAAGCATATATGGTTACAACTCCATGTTGTGATGATTGTGCTGAAGGATGTGGTTCTGCAGATGCTAATAACTTAACTCTTTTGTTAGTTAATGCTGTTAACATTGATCCAGCAAACTTATTAGTTGCTCAAGCTGTTGCAAGACAAGCTGTAACTACTGCTACTCATGGTACTTCAGTTAACTATGCTACAGGTGCTGTAATGACTGCTGCTGATGTGCAAGCTTTAATTACATTTAACCTTACTGCAGTAGCTGCTGATCAAGTTTTCACAGATGTAAAACTAACTAGTGTGCCTTTATCTATTGGTACTTACTGCCAAGTTAATTTAGGTTACCACAAATTATTAGAGACAGTTTTAATTGTTTCTTTAATTGAAGGTTTCTCATGCTCAGGTGCAACTACTGTTAATCAGTATCCTACTTATGCAGAAGGAACAGGAGCTAATATTCAACAAAAAGAATATCATGCTTCAGGTTGGAATGGTTCTGGACCTTACAAGTTATCTCAAGTAACTGGTACTGCAAAAGGAAACATTGAGTACTTAGCTGTTAAGTCAACTAATTATGACCAAGTTATTCTTGAGCATAATATGTCTTCAGAGTCAGGTTGGAAAGAATACAATAATACTTTAAGTACTATTTTTGCTTTCCCTACTGGAGCTAATGCAGCAAAAACAGCTTTAAAAGCTTTCTTAGATTTATACAAATAATCTAAGATAAAAATAAAAAACATCTCTATTAATTTAGAGATGTTTTTATTTTTGTATCTTTGAACCTAATACACTTACTATTATGGCTTTAAATTATACCTTTACTAAATCTAAGGATATCTACACTCTTAAAAACAATGAAAGTGTAACTATGACTTATATAGTTAAGAAAGTAGATTGTGATGCAACTACTGTCTTAAAGACTGCTACTATACCTGCAGGACAAACTGTAACTCTTAGTTTTATATTAGATGGGTCTTATCAAGTAGATTTATCTACTGTTTCAAATACAGACACTATTTCTGATATTCTTATAACTTACAATTTACTTACTTCTTTTATTGAAGCTAGTGAAAAAATATTGTGTGGATGTACCCCTTGTACAGATTGTGAAGAGTGTAATGAATGTGAAGATTACTTAAAAGCTATTTTAAAAGGATTTGCACTAAATCAAGTGACTTCTTTTAAATACCAAGAGTTTTTACAATTTTTATCTGAAAGTAATGACTGTCTTTATAATGCTACTAATCTAGCTTGTCTATTAAAAGAGAAAGTATATGGCAATGGAGATTTAAAACCTTTATTATTACAAACAGTTTCTTTTTATTACTTAGCTTTTTATGCTAAAGATTTAGAAGATGCTACTAATCAAATAGAAAAAGATTATATTACTGAGTTATATAAGTTCAGTAAAATCTCTAAATGTATCAGAAAAACAGGAGTAATAGAGAATATCTCTGAAGCTTCCTTTTCAATTTTTAACTCAGTGTTTAACTCAACCTTTTCTTAAAATGAACAATGTACAATTAAAAGCAAACATAGATGCAGGTATTACAAATAAGACTGCAAACAACTCTGTTACTCCTCCTATAGTAGGAGTTCAACTAAAAGACATAGTAGACTATATTGATCAAGAAGTAGAAGCAGTAGCTTTAACTCCAGGTCCAACAGGTCCAACAGGAGCTCAGGGTATTGCAGGCCCAGTAGGTCCTGCCGGATTAGAATGGAGAGGTGTCTGGTCTTCAGCAACATCTTATATTGCAGATCAGGCAGTAAGTTACAATGGGGCTTCTTGGTTTTGTATTTCTCCTATAACAGGAGCTACACTTCCAGCAACTAATTTACCTCCTAATGCTGATATTACTCATTGGGCTTTATTAGCTGCACAAGGTAGTCCAGGTCCTCAAGGTGCTCAAGGAATACCTGGTACACCAGGAGCAAGTGTTCAAAAAACTAAAGGGAGTTTAGTAGGGGCAAATTTTCCTAATGAAACTGTATTAATTTATGACATAAATTTACTTCAACCAGGGAGCGGTAACTCTTTTAAATTACCTAACACTACTGCTATAGGTAAGGAAATAATAGTAGATGTAATGGCTTCTGCAGTTAATATTTATGGTGCTGTTAGTGGAGCTTTAGCTTTTGAAACTAGTGTTAACTCAAGTAGCTCTCAATGTATTTTAGCTTTTAATGATTTAGTTAAATTTACTTGCATAGCAAGTAATTTTTGGCTTATAGAACATCTACAAAGAAATAGCTTAACACCTGTAGCTTTAGTTTCTCAACAAGTAAATGTTTCAACTGGTACAAATCCAGAAATAAAATGGATTGATTATGTAAGAATCTTTGCTACTGCAGATAATCAAACCTGTAAATTAACAGGTGCTCACCCTGTTGGAAAACAAATATATGTAAAAAATACAACAGCTTATACTGTTATATTAAATGGAGTAGGAGAAAATATAAATGGAAATAGTACTTTACAATTACCTCCTAACACTTATTGGCATCTTTTAAAAGAAGATAGTGGAACAAATAGTATAACTGCTTTTAAATTAAGCTTAACATAATATTTTTTAATATCATGGAAGAAAGAATAGCCAAATTAGAAGCTATTATACATAGACTTCTTTGTTGTAATAACAGTGCTTTGATAGGTCCTATGGGACCTCAAGGCCCTGTAGGAGAAAGTATACAAGGTCCTCCTGGACCACAAGGCCCTGTTGGACCTGCTGGGTTAAACTGGCAAGGAGCTTGGGTATCAGGAGTTACTTATGTAGCTGATGATGCAGTGGGGTATAATGGAGCTTCTTGGTTTGTTACTTGTGAAGAAGTAGTTAATCCTCTTTTAGCTCCTGATGTAAATCCTTGTTTTGCTTTATTGGCAAATGTAGGTGCTACAGGACCTCAAGGTTCAAATGGAGTAGGAGGAAATGATGGCTCTAATTCAGGAAGATGGATTTGGCAAGGTCCATCAGTTATGCCTAGCTCTCTTAATTTTAGTACTAATTCTAGATTTTTAAGTGCTATTAATAATATACAGATTCATAAGAGTGCATTAGGAGGAGACTACTATGATTGGTTAAATATTCTTACTACTTTAAACTTTAGTATTATACCTGCTTACTTACAAATAACTAAAGTAGGTAATAACTCAGTTATAGGTATTTATGAGGTAATAGGAACAAATGGTTTTATATCTCCTGCTAATGAAGTAGCAAGTATATTACTAAATTGGATAGGAGGACAAAGTACACAATTACTTACAAATGAGCAGTACTCTGTTTCTTGGGTATTAAATGGAGTAGAAAGTTCTGTATCTAAAACAGTAGCTTATGTAACTACTAGTACTGAAGGTACTCCTTTGTCTGCAGATTTTAATATTGTAACTTTATCTGATACAAGAACAGACTGTGTTTATTTACCAAGTACTACTAAAATAGGACAAGAGGTATTTGTTTTTGTAAAAGATTTAGTAGAAGGAAATGAATCTGGATATGTTGCTTCTAATGGAGAACCAAATACTCCTGCAGAATTACCTGACTCTACTGGATTTATCACTACTCATGGTATTGATAATGGAGCTAGTAATGTTAGAATTAATCCTAATGGAAATTACAAGTTTACTTTCTTAGGAAATATTGCAGCAGGAGGAAAAGCTTTTTGGAATATGGAAGCTTTACCAAATACTTACTTTAGTTTAAACTACTCAGATCAGTCTTTATATAATTCTAGTACAGAATTAAATAGTTATTATATAGCTCTAAACACTGTAACCTTAACTTCAGCATCTTTAAATGCTCTTTTCCCTGCCATTAATGGAGGAGAACAAGTATTTGCACCTAATCAACCAGGAGGAGCTAAGATGTTTGTAAATAATGGTGCTCAATGGTTATCTTTTAATTTAAACATAGTATTATAATGTTAGAAATAATCAAAATAAAAAGAGACATCCAATGGTTATATAACAATGTTAGATGTCTCTTAAATAAGAGTAATGTAGAAACTCCTTTGTCAGCTACAGAATGGTCTGCAAATCATAATTCATTTAGAGAAAATCAATATACTGCAGGTACTTATGTATTTTACAATGGTCATGTATATAAATGTAAATTTGATAATGACAGTATTCCTCCTACTAACACTACTTATTGGTTAGACTTAGGAGAGGGGAATTTACTTGCTGAAGAGCAAACTGATTGGAATGCTACAGGAGGAAGAAGTTACATTCTTAATAGACCTACCTCTACTTCTGATTTTACTAATGATGGAGAAGATGGAACAAGTCCTTTTGTAACTCAAGAAGAATTAGCAGAAGCTATTCCTGATCCTCAAAATTTAGATGAAGTATTAGCAGAAGGAAATGATTCTTTATTAGATGCTAATATAAACAAAGTAGGATTATGGGATAATTTTGTGGCCCCTTTTGGTTATGCTACTCTTTCTGTAAATAAGTCTATTCTTTATTTTAAAGATAAAGTAGGAGCTTATGTGGCAAGTATAAGTTTATTAGGAATACAGTTTTATAAAGGAGTTTACAACTTCAATGTAAGCATTCCTACTCTTACTGCTAATAGAACAGCTAGCTTTCAAGATAAGACAGGAGTAGTAGCTTATCTTTCTGATGTTGCTCTTCCTGTAGAAGTAACCTATCAAGTAAATGGAGGAACATCAGGTAATCCTCCTGTTTTTAATGGTGCTCCTTTATTTAGTGGTTCTTATGTTATAGTAGGTCCTTTAGTACACTTTCAGATACAAGTAGATATGGATAACATAACTAACTTTGGTACAGGACAGTATTATGTAAAACTACCTTTTACTTCTAAGTATGGTTATATGTTTAGATGTGGTTGTTTGCATGACTTTAGTACAGGTAGAGAGTATCATATATCAGGACATGTATTTGCAGGTTCAGATACAATGGAATTATTTACAAGTGATACTCAAGGAAATAATTTGTATGATTTTCCATTTACATCTACAGAACCTGTACCATTAAGTACAGCAGATAATTTTCACATTGCTGGAAGTTATATCTCTAATTTTGCTTCTATTTACGAATAAATAAATATTAAAAATGGCAACAAATTCAACCTCTTTTACACCTAGAACCAAAGTGTCTAGACCTGGAGTTCATGCTAAGAGCAAAACTTCTACTTTAAAAAATTCTAAAAATTATAAAAAAGCTTATAAAGGGCAAGGAAAATAGTTTAATTTTGTAAATCATTTAGATATGAAAGCCCCCTTATTCTTTTTTCTAACCTTAAAAAAATGCATCATGTCATTAATTGCACTCTACAGTAAATACTTTCTTAAGATGGGAGTATCTTTAAAAACAATGTCTCACAGTACTGCAGGAGTAACTACAAGTGCAGGATTAATGACTTTAATTGTGTTGTCTCCTGTTCAAAAAGCTTTAGCAGCTTTATTCTTCTTTTTACTTGTAGACTTTATAACCGGAATTATAGCTTCTTATTTTAGAAAAAGAGAAGCTGAAAAACTTGATCCAAGTTTAAAAGACAAGGATTTAATCTCTTCAGAAAAACTAAAACTTTCTTTAGTAAAACTTTCCACTTACATTATTTCTATCTTAGGATGTTGGATAATGGAAAGTGTTTTCTTTTTAAAGACAGTTTCAATTTCTAGTATAAGTGATAAAGAATTGACTATTACTTTAATTTGTATTGGGTTTTGTTGTGTCATAGAGTTATGGTCTATCATATTTGAAAACTTTAAAGACATGGGATTTGATGTAGTTAAGAAATTTAATGCTGTAGTAAGAGGAGTAAAGAAGATGATTTCTGAGACTAAAAAATAAAACAAACTATTTAACTCTCATCATTTTACAAATTAATTTTATACATTTGTAGTATGGAATTACTAAGTAAAATAAAAGAACCTTT